CGGATAAATCCTTAAACGACGCCGGAGCGTAACCGGTAGAGCTCACTGCAACAACTTACTTACGAAACCTGCTGATGTGCGGGTTTTTGCGTTTCTGAGGCTGCCAATTGGTGGCCTTTTTTTATGCCCTCAATTCCGTTGTGAGGACACCAACAGCGANNCGATAAGGGGTTTATCAATGTCTGAGCCGGTTTCAGCTTCAGCGGCTTCAACGGCGCTTGCAACGGTCGGTCTGTTTGGCTGGTTCACCGGTCTGGATTACGGGGTGGTTTTCGGTGCATTTGCTGGCGCTGTTTTCTACGTCACGTCAGCCGTTGACCTGTCAGCTTGGCGCCGCATTTCATATTTTGGCGTTTCATTCATGTGTGGCTTGCTCGGTGCCGGTGTTGCTGGCGCTAAGTTGGCGGCCTGGCTCAGTTACCCTGATAAACCATTGGATGCCCTGGGTGCGGTGATCATCTCAGCATTGGCTGTGCAACTTCTCACGTTCGCCAGCAACCGGGCAAAGAACCCAACATCACTGATTGATCGGTGGAGGGGGCAAAATGGTAATAAATGACCCGCTGGTAATCCTGAACGTGATTGTGTGCACACTGGTTGTTATCCGGCTCTGTTTCTTTCGCAAGAAAGGGGCGACTCACCGTCGCTGGGCATCGTGGCTGGCATACCTGCTAATCCTGATTTACGGCCATGTTCCGCTGCGTTTCCTGTTCGATCATTATGACGGCACGCGCTGGGCCATCCTCTTACTGAACCTCGTTATCTGCATCGCGTTATTCGCCGTGCGTGGAAACGTGGCGAAAATCATTAAAGTCCTGCGCATTCCGCAGTAACGCTTCCAAAGAGATAACCTCATGCAAACCAGTGATAAAGGCTTTGCGCTGATTAAGCGCTTCGAAAGCTGTGTGCTGACTGCGTACCCCGATCCGGGGACCGGTGGCGTGCCGTGGACAATTGGGATTGGACACACGAACAACGTTAAACGCGGTGACGTGATTACCCAGCCTCAGGCGGAACAGTTTCTGCGTGATGATGTGAAAGTGCCGGAACTGTCGATCGGGACAAATGTGAAAGTCCCACTGACCCAGAATCAGTTTGATGCGCTGGTATCGTTCATTTTCAATGTCGGTTCGAAAAACTTCACCAGTTCGACCCTGATCAAGAAATTAAACGCCGGTGATTACGCTGGTGCAGCTAATGAATTTCCGCGCTGGAATAAAGCAGCCGGTCGCGTGCTGAATGGACTCACCAAACGCCGCGCCGCCGAACGTGAATTGTTTTTATCATGACAGCCGCGATATTGGCGGTGTTAAAAAAGTACTGGCTTGTTCTGGCTGCATTGGCGCTGGCCACTTCGCTGGGGTGGTGGATTGAAGGGCTACGCTGGGATGCTGATGTTTCCAGACTGAACGAAGCCCACACCGCAGAGCTGAAGAAACAAAGCGATCAGGCCGTGATTGACCTGACTAACCGGCAGAAGCGCACCGAAGCTGTACAGGCCGCCCTTGCGGCGCTTGATGCCAAACATACGAAGGAAATGGCAGATGAACAGGCCAAGAATGAGAAGTTGCGCGCTGATGTTGCTGCTGGTAATCGCCGGGTGCAAATCGCCGCCGCAAACCTTGCCACCAGCCAGCTCATCCGGGACACAACTTCCTGCACCGGCAGCCTGGGCGATGCAGTACAAATCGACCTCACGCCAGCAGGTGGATCAGCTGTTCTCAGTCTCAGAGAGTCAACCAGCAGAGACGACGAAGTAATTCAATACCTTCAGGGCTATGCCGCTGAAGCTCAGAAACGTTGCAAAATCAACTGAAAGGAAAAAGCCATGACTGTACGTGCAAAATTTAGCTGCATCTCAATTCAGAAATCCCCGGATAACTCTACTGCTGTCGTTAACCTGAGTGCGGTAACGACTGGCAGCGCGGAGAACGAGAGTTGGTCTAAATACACACCTAGCGGGCAACTGCAAATGGTCATCTCTAACCCTGCTGCATTCGAACAGTTTGAGCAGGGGAAAGGATACTATATCGATATCCAGCCAGCGATCTGAATAGGCATTACAGCAGGCATTCACTGAGTGTCTGTGATAATGCATATGGCAGCCTGATTGATAAGGAGCAGAGATGTCAGATATAAAAGACCTATCAGCAGCTCTGCAATCGTTAAAAAAACAAATTCCATTCGCCACTGCCCAGGCGTTAACGAGCGTAGCCCGTCAAATAGCTGCCGGTGAGAAAGTGGCATTCCAGCGGAAGCTTGAGAGTCCAACACCCTTCACGGTGAACGCTGTTGGCTCTGCCGGTGCGCGACGGGACAACCTTACCGCTAAAGTCTTTGTCCGTGACATTGCTGCTGCTTATCTTGAGCCGCTCGAATTTGGTGGTGTACATAAGCTCAATGGCAATGCGCTGCTCAACCCCAAAGACGTCAAACTGAATAAGTACGGCAACTTGGGACGCAATAAGCTCTCTCAGCTCAAAGCAAAGTCAAACGTATTCATCGGTGATATCGATGGAATCAACGGTGTATGGCAGCGGGTGAAGGCGAAAAAGAGCAAGAAAGGTAAGAAGCGCCAGAAGCGCTCAGCTAATGGTACGCGCCGTGAGCGTGAAAAGAACCCAATGCCTAAGTTGCTGATCCGCTTCGGTGATGCGCTTCCTGTTAAGCCCACGCTGGGGTACATGGACAGGGCAGAAAAGATGGCTACAACATTGATGCCTGGGGCGATAAGCAAGGCAATCAGTGAGGCATTGAAGACGGCAAAATAATGGCGGTATATCACCCGCCATTTATATCAAAGTTTTATTTCACAAGCCTTTGTAAAATCATTTACCGAGGCGGTAGAACCGTAAATATTACCAGTCAATGATTGCTGATTAGTGCCAGCTTTAGATTGTATGCCAACAATTACTTTTGATTTTGCGGTTTGCAATGCTTTCAATACTGAAGTTATAGACGCTGCATCTTCTGACTTAGCCTGAATGGTTGTTGAATTTCGCCTTGAAAGTATTGCGTCAAACTTAACAATAGGTGCGCTATCAATTTTCACGACCAAGTCCACAGGTAGTCCATCAATATCTTGAGTTGATGAGTCTTGTTCAACATAAGCAATATCCAGCACGCTCTTACTGCAATCGAATATCAGTACGTTATTAGTCGAACCAAGCAACCCAAGCATCATAGCTTTATGTCCGCCAGTGAAAACATCATCATCAACGCGTGTTGCCCAATCTGCATGTGCGAAAGGCATAACCAGAGTAGTGAGCAATAAAGAACATTTTAGTAAATGCATTTTATTCATTGTTGAGACTCCATCTGTTAGGGATCACATTCATGATAGAACAGGATGATTCTGATTCCCATGACAAAAAAATGGGTCCTTCCCCGGTCCTTTCTATTGCACGGGCATTGCGCGCCGCACAGTTTCACCAGCTATGAAATTTTCATTTTGTGTCCCATGTCCCATGTGCATATTTATGCACTAATTATTACCAGCCCTTACGCCGCGTGGCTTTGTTGATATTTTGCGAGGGATATTTGCATGGGACATTAGGTGGGACACAAAAAAAATGTCCCATTTGAATGTCCCACTGTCCCATCGAGGAAAATGTCCCATGACAACGATGACGCAAATTGAATATGCGAAGCACGCCGGTGTAGATCGGAAGACGATCGGGCGGTGGGTTAAAGCAGGGAAATATGTCGTTCTCGACGGTAGCCTCATTGATGTAGAAGCCACCGACAAAGCCCTCGTCATGCTGCGTGACGGTAAAGATCCCCGGACGAAAAATGCCGCCAAAAATAAAGCGGCTAACGCTGACATCGGACTTAAAGATGATTCAGCTACTGACGAGGAAGTTAAAAAAATCATGTTGGCGACCGGCGCTGAACTGTCGCGTGAAGAAGCCAGCAGGATAAAAGAAAACTACCTGGCACTTTTAACTAAGCTCGAGTTTGAGAAAGCGGATGGTCAACTGGTCGAGCTCTCTGTTGCAGAAGCCGTGCTATTCAAGGCGTTCCGCCAGCAACGTGACGCCTGGATGAACTGGCCGTCACGGGTAGCGCCTCTGATGGCGGCTGATCTGGGCGTTCCAGCTGACAGAATGACCGAGGTGTTAATCGAACATGTCCACAAACACATCTCCGGACTCGGCGAGCCTGAATTTAACACAGACGAAACATGACAGACTTTTAAGAAGCATCAGAAAGGGCTGGACGCCACCGCCGCGCATCAGCGTACCTGACTGGGCTGACAAGTACCGTAAGTTGGCAAAAGAAGCAGGCAGTACATCAGGCAACTGGGAAACAGAAACAGTAGAAATTGCCCGCGGCCCGATGCTGGCCGCCACCGAATCAGGTGTGCATATCATCACAGTGATGTGCTGCACACAGCTAATGAAGACCGCACTACTTGAAAACCTGTTCGGCTATTTTGCGCATCTCGACCCTTGCCCGATGCTGCTGCTTCAGCCAAAAGAAGATGCTGCAGAGCAATTTTCAAAAGAACGCATTACGCCGATGGTGCGTGTTACCCCGGTTCTTCGTGACCTGGTCGGCGGCAATAAGCAAAAAAACTCAAAAGAAACGCTGCTACATAAATCTTTTACCGGTGGTTTTCTGGCGCTGGCCGGTGCCGGTAGCCCGGACAACCTGGCTCGTCGTCCGATCCGCGTGCTTCTAGCTGATGAAGTTGATAAATATCCTATCACCCGTGAAGGTGACCCGATTACCCTGGCCGAGGAACGCACTGCAACCTTCGGGCTGAACTGGCTTTCTGTCCGCGCCTGTTCTCCGACTGTGGAAGATGAAAGCCGGATCGCTGAGAGTTATGAAGATTCAGATCAGCGCCGGGCATCGATGGCTTGCCCCCACTGTGGCCACCGCCAGTTTCCAGATTTTTTTAAGCATATTCACTGGCCGTCTGAGGGTGATAAACACAACACCAAACAGGCAATGATCCACTGTGAAAGCTGCGGCACCGGATGGTCTGAGGGTGACAGGCTGCGTGCGTTAAGAACAATTCAGTGGCATCAGACAAAACCTTTCGAATGCTGCGGTACGCGGCATGTCCCGCTTAATCTCTATGAGCAGGCATGGCATGCCGACGACGCGACGGCGGTCAGTAAAGTCTGGACCTGGTCAGCGTCTGAAAGGCATGCCGTGCACCGGGTGATTTGCCCGGATTGCAGGGAAATGACGGTCGACAATATTCATGCGGGATTTCAGGCTTCAAAGTTATTTAGCCCATGGCAAAAAGATAAACCGTCAGATATCGCAGGAAAATATCTGAAAGCCAAAGGCGACCCCGATAAAGAGCTGGCGTGGTGGAATACCCAAATGGGGCTTCCTCATCGGCCTAATTATGGGAAAAAACTTCCTGTTGACGTTCTGCTGGCGCGCCGCGAGGTGTTCAACGCCGAAGTACCTGATGGTGTAGCAGTTCTTACGGCTGGTATTGATACCCAAAATGACCGGCTTGAAATTGAAGTCGTCGGCTGGGGTAAAGATGAAGAAAGCTGGTCAGTTGCTTTCGACGTGATTGAAGGCGATTTGGAAACTGCTGAACCCTGGCTGAGGCTGGATGCTTATCTGAAACAGATATGGCGCCGCGCTGATGGCCGGGGATTTACCATTATGGCGGCCTGCCATGACTCGGGCGGTAACCATACGCAAAAAGTGTATGAGTTTTCGCAGGAAAGGCTTGGGCGAAGAATCTGGGCGATCAAAGGCGAATCTGCTACGACGGGGAAACGTTCACCGATCTGGCCGAACAAACGGCCAACTTCGAAGACTCGCGCAAAATTCAGGCCAATTATTCTGGGTGTTAACTCTGCAAAGGATTCGATTCGGTCGCGTTTACATATTGAGCAGCCGGGTCCCGGCTATATGCATTTCTCAACTGATCGGGATATGGGCTATTTCACACAGCTAACGTCCGAACGTTTAGTGATGAAAGAGGCCGCCGGTCAGCGCTACAGCGTATGGGAACTTCCGAACGGGAAAGCCAATGAGGCGCTGGACTGCCGTGTGTATGCCTATGCTGCGTTATGTGGCTTGTTCCACTCAGGCCTTAAATTAAACGCCAAAGTAATTGCGCTGGAAAATAACCCTGAAACGTTATTGCCTCCCGCTCCAGAACCTGAAGAAAAGCAGGATCTACGTTTACCTGGCGTCATCATTACCGAACCTGAAAAACCTCAGCGCAAACCTATTCACAAACGCCTGGCTAATTAAAAAGGAATCCTATGTTTGATCCCAACTCCAGTTTATTGGCTGGTGCGCTGACTCGTGACCAATTAACGGAAGCGCTGACGGCTGCTCAGCAGGCTTATATCGAGCTTTCAACCGGTGCAAAAGGTGTTTCTTTTTCATATGCACAGGGAGATGGCACCCGTTCCGTGAGTTTTCAGCAAACTGATATCGGACAACTCACTGCATTAATTCAGCTTCTGCAGGCCCAGTTGGGCATTGTGCGGCGTCCGCGCAGGACGTTAAGGTTTAGGTACTGATGAAAACTGGAGAAGTCAGAATCCTTGGCCCTAATGGGCGGCCACTACCTCCCTCTAATCGCCGGGCATCAATGCTAAACGGATCAGGTCGCGTTCCTTATGACGCCGCTGATTCCTTCAGTGATGCGATGGCTAACTGGCAGCCGGCACTTTGGTCGCCAGATAATGAAGTCAATATTTACCGCGACCGCATTGTTTCGCGCGTGCGCGACATGGCCCGAAATGATGGATGGGCATCCGGCAGTGTTACCCGAATTTTAGATAATGCAATCGGTGCTAATTTTCGCCCGATCGCAAAAGTGGACTATCGCGCGCTAGCCATGCAGACCGGGATAAAAGCGTTTGATGCGACATGGGCAGATCAATACGGACGGGCTGTGGAAGCAGCCTGGCGCACATGGGCAAATGACCCCAGCCGTTATTGCGATGTTGAGCGTAAAAAAACAGTTTCCCAGATGCTCAGACTTGCTTTCCGCCACAAGTTGGTCGATGGCGATGCGCTGGCTGTCCTGCAATACCGAACTGACAGGCTCGGGCATGGGCGGGCACGATACGCTACAACGATTCAGATTATCGACCCAGACCGCCTAAGTAATCCTCAGCAGGTTTTCGACATGCTGAAAATTCGCGGTGGTGTGGAAATCGATGATGACGGTGTGCCGGTGGCGTACCACATCCGCAAAGCGCATATGGGGGATTGGTGGAGCGCCGAGAAAACGATGACGTGGGAGCGCGTCCCGCGTGAAACATCCTGGGGCCGCCCGATCGTTGTCCATGATTTTGACGGTGACAGGGCTGCCCAGCACCGGGGAACAAGTATTTTTACGCCAATTGTTCAGCGCTTAAAAATGCTGATCAAGTACGACGAAGTCGAACTGGAAGCATCAATCCTCAACGCAATCTTTGGGGCTTACGTCACTTCCCCATACGATCCACGGCTATTCGAAGACGGACTTAAAACCGATGACGTGCTCGAATATCAGGACATGCGTACAGAGTTTCATCAGGATAACCGCCTGTCTCTGCAGAGCGGGGCTCGCATTCCCATTCTTGCGCCTGGTGAAGAAATAACGACCGTTAATGCTACGCGTCCGATCAGTAACTTTGTTGCTTTCGAAAGTGCCGCGCTTCGCAACTGCGCTGCCGCGCTGGGCATCTCCACGCAACAGTTAACACAGGACTGGTCCGACGTTAACTACAGTTCAGCGCGATCCGCGATGCTGGAAGCGTGGAAAACTCTGACCCGTCGTCGTGACGATTTTGCCAGCGGTTTTGCACAGCCGATCTTCAGCAGTTTTATAGAAGAACTCCATGACCTCGGTGAGGTACCTCTTCCTGCTGGCGCCCCGGAATTTCTGGCGGCCAAAGCGGCCTATTGTCGTGCGCAGTGGATGGGGCCGGGACGTGGTTGGGTCGATCCGGTTGCAGAGAAAAAAGGTGCGATCCTCGGTATGGATTCCGGCATGTCTACGCTGGAAATGGAAGTATCAGAAAACGTTGGCGAGGACTGGGAAGAATTGTTAGACCAGCGCGCCCGCGAAATTGAAGCTTTCAAAGAACGCGGATTGCCTGTTCCAACTTGGGCACAGGCAGACACCTTTGCACCTCAAACAATTAAAGATCCGGAGGCACAGTGAATTTACCGCACTTAGCACAGCGCCTGTTTAATACGCCGCTGGCGCTGCATCCTCGAAAGGCCGAAGTGGTGATGGCTGCGCTGACTGACCGTTTTGGCCTGACACGCATACAGTCTATGTCTGACTGGGATGATGATGACGATTCATTTTCCAGGCAGGCCCGCGATACAGGATATGACGTAGTGGAAGGTATCGCTGTGATCCCGATTCAGGGCACGCTGGTGCAGAAACTCGGCACCTTGCGGCCCTACAGCGGGATGACTGGCTATGACGGCATTCGCGCCTGCTTCCTGCAGGCGCTGAATGACGGTGAAGTGAAAGCCATCTGTTTGGACATCGATTCGCCCGGCGGCGAAGTCGCGGGGTGTTTTGACCTCGTAGACGAGATTTATGCCGCGCGCGGCAGTAAGCCGGTCTGGGCCATTTTATCTGAAAGCGCCTATTCCGCTGCTTACGCACTGGCGAGTGCGGCGGACAAGATAATCGTGCCGCGTACCGGCGGTGTCGGTTCGGTCGGGGTCATCGTGATGCACGTTGACTGGTCACAGAAAATCAAAAATGACGGGTTACAGGTCACGATCATTACCTACGGTGACCGCAAGGCCGAGTCCAATCCGTATGAACCCTTAAGCGAGACGGCGCGGAAAGCCATTCAGTCAGACATTGATGAAATGGGCCGCCTGTTCGTGAGTACCGTCTCCCGCAATCGCGGGATCACAGAAAAAACCGTCCGGGATACCGAAGCCGCCTGTTTCCTTGGCGCCGACGGTGTGCAACTGGGGCTAGCTGATCAAGTGGCCTCGCCTGATGCGGCATTCCGCGATTTATTACAACTAGTTGGAGAATAAAGATGTCGATGAAAATCAGAGGTTTTGGTCACCTTTTTGGCCGCGGTGCTAATGCGTCCGAAGATGATGAAGACGAAAAAGAAAAGTCCAAAAAAGCCAAAGGCCGCCGTGCGGAAGAGGATGATAAGGACGATCAGGACGACAAAGATAAGTCTAAAAAATCTCAGCGTGCAGAAGAAGATGGTGATGATTCTGACGATGAAGATGATAAGGACAAGTCCAAAAAAGCCAAATCCCGTCGTGCGGAAGAGGACGACGATGATGCGGATGCCGAAGAAGATGAAGGCGATGACAACGACGGCGATGATGATGAAGATGATCATGACGTCAAAAAAGGTCGTCGCGCTGAACGCAATCGCATCTCCCGTATCCTTGGCAGTAAATATGCCACAGGTAAAGGTCCTCTGGCTGTATCACTGGCGCTGACCGGCATGAGTTCCGCAGCCGCCATCCGGGTGATGGCAAGCTCTGGCCCGGCACCGGTAGCATCGCAGTCACGCCGTGTGTCTCTGGACGAGCGTATGGCAAAAGTCGAAAACCACCAGTTGGGAAATGACGTGCAGCCAGCTGCTTCCGGCTCTGCTGGCGCGCTGGTAACAGCGATGACCAGTTTGTACAACTCAACGAAAGGTAAAAAATAATGGATCAGTTCGGTGATAACTCATTTGCGCCGGGAATGACATCTTCCATGTTTATTCCCGATCAGTTGGTCTCAGGCCCGCTTCAATTAGTCACGGATACTGTAACTATTGCGGTGGCTGGCCCTCTACTCCGGGGAGCGGTATTAGGTATGGTTACGGCCACCTCCCAATACGTTTTGAGTGTCAAAACAGCGACGGACGGCAGCCAAAAACCTGTGGCTATTCTGGTAGATAATGTTGATACCACGTCAGCAGTACAGCAGGGTGGCGTTTATCTGATGGGGGAGTTTAACCAAAACAAACTCATCATAGATGCATCCTGGACATTGGCCGACTTGAAAATTGCGCTACGGCCGTTTGGTATTTTCCTTCGGGACAGCGTGCAAGCCCCTATTTCCTGATTTAACCCCTCGAATCATCCTTATGCCATTCACCTGGTAGGGACGTTTTTATTCTGAATTTATGCCGGAATCGATCCGGCATACACCAAGAGAGCCCATATGAATATTTTTGATACCAACGTTCTGGTTCAGGTTGTTCCTAACCTGATGACCAGTCAGAACTGGTTGCTCGACCGCTTCTTCCCTAACGTGGTGACCTACGAAACGGAAGAAGTCTCGATTGATGTCGATATTGGTAAGCGCCGTATGGCACCATTTGTGTCACCGCTGGTTGAGGGTAAGTTGGTAGAGCAGCGTAAGTACCAGACCAACACTTTCAAGCCAGCCTATATCAAAGACAAACGTGCCCCGGATCTGCGTAAGCCCATCCGCAGGCAGATCGGCGAACGCATTGGCGGTGAATACACCGCGGCTGAACGTGAAATGCTGAACCTGCAATTCGAGATGGCTGATCAGATTGACATGATCAACCGCCGCCTGGAGTGGATGGCCGCCAGCGCGCTGGCAACGGGCACTGTGACCGTTGCGGGTGACGGTTATGAAACCAAAGTTGTTGATTTTGGCCGTTCCCCTGATCTGACTATCGTCCTCAGCGGTTCGGATAAATGGCCGACCAGCCTTGCCGGTGGTGCTACCAATACGCAACCCTCGGATGACATTGAGACGTGGCAGACGACGTTCTTAAAAGAATCCGGCGCCGTTCCAACAGATCTCGTCTTCACAAACAGTTCCTGGCGTGCATTTCGTCTTGATACCACCATCAAAGATAACGCCATTACCTTCCCGGCACTCAGCCCGTTTGGTAACCAGATCAATGCGGGTGCACAGATCGCCAAAGGTGCCGTGTACAAAGGGCGCTGGGGTAATTTCGATTTGTGGCTTTATAACGACTGGTTTATTGACCCACTTGATAATGTTGAAAAACCGATGATTGCTGATGGTGCTGTGATCATGAGCGGTGCTGATCTGATGGGCACACGTGCATTTGGGGTCATTCTCGATCCTGCATTCAACTATGGCCCGCTTGCCTTCGCGCCAAAATCAGAAGTGAAATTTGACCCGGCTCAGCGAATCATTCTTATGCAATCCGCACCACTGGTGATCCCAAGTCGTGTGAATGCTTCACTTTGTGCAACGGTGGTTTAATCATGGCTAAAGACAAAGTAACTGAGACATCCGCTGACGCAGCAACGGTCAGTGTAGTGGTGCTGAAGGGGAAGCTTTTACGTCATGACGGTGTCGCATACCGGCAAAATTCCCGCCTGTCCTTGTCAGAAAATGATGCTAAGCGCCTCATCACTTTGGGGTTTGTAAAAGCCTTTGAAGTATTACTGGAGGAGTCTCAGCAGGTGAGCGATCCCGCTGTATCCGTATCTAAGGCTGATGAAGACAATTCCCTTGATCCGGTAACCCTGAAGACTGAGAACGGAGCGGTCTGATGGGCATCAACTGGGATCAGCATCTGCTTCGTCCGCTACATGGGGTATTTGGTGACCCGGTTGATTTCCGTCCCGCTGGTGGTGAAGCTTATACCATTAGCGGGATTTTCGACCGTGCCTATACGCAGGAAGTCGAGCCTCTGGATGATGGTAGCAACATAAATACCACGGCCCCTGTACTGGGTGTCATGGATGGTGATTTCCGTTCTCCTCCTAAAAAAGGAGACCGGGTATTTATTGGTGTTGTTGGCGGTGTTGCAGTTAATACGCTGTTTACTATCGCTGATGTTAATCCTGACAGTCATGGTGGTTCAAAACTCATCCTCAACAGGGTAAAGGTATGAACGCAGCAGCAATACGGCAACTTGTTATCAGCGCTTTGGCTGGCAAAACAGATGCAGAAGATCGGGTGTATTCGCCGCGGGACTGGTCGACTACTGAAGATATCTACCCGGCTATTCTTGTGCAAACCCCATTTGACCAGAAAAATTCACTGGGCAGAAATGCGCCGCAGTTCAATACGGTAACAACAGTCCGGATCACTGGCCGTCTTCAGGAGCTTGATGATATTGCTGAGGACAATGGCGCTGTCAAAGCGGAAGAGTCACTCGAGCAATTGAGGGAGCAGATTGAGCGGGCAGTAATCAACAGTTATGAGTTGACCCGTCAAATTCAGCAGTTCCTGCAGATACGCTCAACGATCGGTATTAATGCCGCCGGTGAAGGGCATACAGCTCAGCTGCTGATGGAATTGGATATTGAATATTACCAGGGCCCGGAAGAATTTTACCCTATCGAAGCGGACCCGCTTCAGGGGATTGATGTCACCATTATCGAACCTGACGGTACGCAACAAGTTGGCGTAACCATCGACCTGCCTCAATAACTTTCTGGAGTATCCCATGTTTGTAAAACCCGTAGCCGGGCGCACTGTGCGTGATCCGGTTAAAGGCACCTTTTTGCCCGAAGAAGGGGCAGATGTCGCTAAAAGCATGTTTTGGGATCGCCGGCTGCGTGATGGTGACGTTATCACCGTTGATGCTTCAGCAGCAGCCGCGAAATCGACAACCGCTGTAAAAAGTACTGATGCAGGCGCTGAAAAAGCTTCTGCCTCAACTGATGCCGGGAGCGCGAGCTAATGAATTTTCAAAATATTCCCAATAATCTTCGAACATCTCTGTTTTTTGCTGAGTTCGATAATTCGCAGGCGAATACCGCAACGGCCACCCAGCGCACGCTGATTATTGGTCAGATGCTGACAAACGCAGCGGTGAACCCAAATATTCCAGTTATTGAATCATCAGCCTCAAACACTGCCGGGATTTATGGCGCTGGGTCTATGCTTCATAACCAAATTACCGCATACCTGGCAAATGATATTTCGGGTGACATTTACTTGCTCCCGCTGGTGGATGGTTCTTCCATGACTGCGGCGACAGGTACCATTACGCTGACAACTGCACCGAGTGAAACCGGCGTAATTTCATTGTATGTGGCTGGCCAGCGCGTGCAGATCACCGTTTTAAGTACAGACACCGTAACGACGATGGCAGCAGCGTTAGCCGCAGCAATCAATGCCAAAATCGAGTTACCAGTGACCGCAGCCTCGGCCGTGGGTGTTATTACACTGACGGCAAAAAACAAAGGTGCACATGGGAACGGCATTGATTTAAGGCTGAACTACCAGGGTAGCGCAGGTGGAGAATCTACTCCTACCGGTCTGGGTATTACACTCGCCGCATTCACGGGCGGTGCCGGGTCACCGGACATGACAACAGCGCTGGCAAATCTTGGCGACCGGACATTTGATTTTATCGTTACCCCTTATACCGACACGACTTCTCTGGATGCGCTGAAAACCTTGCTGTCTGACAGTACCGGGCGCTGGAGCTATGCATCACAGCTTTATGGTCACGTTTTTGGCGCGGTGTCTGGTACTTATGGCCAGTTGACCACCACTGGTGAAGCCCGAAATGATCAGCATGCAACACTACTGGGCATTTATGACTCGCCAACTCCGGCTTATGTCTGGGCAGCGGCCGTAACGGGGGCTGTTGCGGGTAGCCTTCGCAATGATCCGGGTCGTCCTCTGCAAACGCTCACTATTTCCGGCGTGCTGGCACCGCCACTGGCTTCACGTTTCGATCTGACCGAGCGAAATAACCTGCTTTATAGCGGCATTTCGACTTTCACGGTGGCTGACGACAGCACGGTGCAGGTGGAAAATCTGATCACTACGTATCAGACCAACAAGTACGGGGATGCTGATGACAGCTATCTGCAGGTGGAAACGTTGTTCCTGCTGATGTTCGTTACCCGCTTTATTCGCACGCAGGTCACCTCGAAATTTGCGCGTATGAAACTGGCCGCCGATGGTACCCGTTTCGCTCCGGGTTCCGCGATAGTGACGCCGAATATTATCCGCGCTGAGATGATCGCCCAGTACACACAGTTGGAGTACAACGGCTATGTGCAGGATTCAAAAGCCTTCGCTGCCGGTTTGATTGTGACGAAAAGCACGACTAACCCGAACCGCGTCGACGTGTTGTGGGATGGTGTGCTTATCAACCAACTGCGTGTATTTGCTCTTCTCAACCAGTTCCGCCTGCAAGCCGCGGCGTAAGGAAAAAAAATGGGTGATACTTCCAACCGCCTGGCGGGCACCGCTTCGGTGACGACCAATGGCGTCACAATCATGGTCGCAGGGCAGTTCAAATACAGTCCTTCAACCGTTAAACGCGAAACACTGACCGGTATGGACCGTGTCCACGGCTATAAGGAAAAGCCTTCCGCGCCGTATATTTCCTGTCAGGTTCGCGACAGCGGCGGTACCACGGTAGCGGACTTTAACGACATGACCGATGTCACCGTAGTGGCAGAACTCGCCAACGGGAAAACGATTATCGGCACGAGGATGTGGACGGTCGAATCACAGGAAGTGGACAGTGAAGATGCTGTATTCGACGTTCGCTGGGAAAGCTTCTCAGTTGTGGAGAGCTGATCGTGGAAGAGCAGGATAAAAGTATCGTTATTCCTCTGGATAAACCGCTGGCGGACGCCGGCGGTAAACTGGTCTGGGAAAACATTGAACTGCATGAGCCTGCTTTGATTGAAGTGAATCAGTTCTTTGATAAGCAGAAAACGGACGGCGCGTTGGCCGCAATGGGGCTACTTATCTCGCTGTTATCGGGTATCCCACCGCAGGTGATAAAAAAGCTTCCGTTTACCACTTTCAAACAGTGCGAAGTTTTTCTCCTAACCTTTTTAAATTACAGCCCTGAGAAAATCACTCCGGTTGAAAGTAGCACGGTGATCGTGCTGCCTAAAGCACTTGAAGATGGTAACGGTGAGCAGCGCTGGCTCGGCATCGACCTGAGCGAACCTTATCTCGATCAGGTTGATAAGTTTTATAAAACCCAGACGGTCAAAGGGGGTTTGGTAGCGATGTCCGCGCTGATTACTGAAATTTCTGGTATTCCATCGCAGGTTATTAACCGACTGCCGTTTACGGATTACAAACGCTGCGAGGGTTATATGCTGGGTTTTTTAAACTTCTCCCCGACAGCGGGAGGTGGCGAGAACGCATTGCCGATGTGACTTATTACTACAACTGGGGCCCCGATCAAGGCTGGGGGCTTACATGGTCAAAGCTCAACTGGTGGCGGGATCAGGCATTGCGCATCAATAAGTTAAAGGAAAAATAATGGGTAATGTATTTGATTTCCAGTTGAAAGCAGATGATCAGGTCTCTCAGTCAATTCAGAACATTGATGATGCTGTTAAAAAACTATTGCCACAGTTGAATGATACGCGGGGAGGACTGGATTTAGGAGGGCGTCGAACATCTGAAAATATTGATGAAATTAGCGGTCGACTTGAAGAACTGGCAAAAAACGCCAGGGATGGCGTGCAGTTTATTGGCGATTTAGTTCCTCCTCTAAAAATGGTCGGCGGCTTAACTCTTGGGTTAGGTGGCCTGGCTACGGTTATAAATGGGGTAAAAACAGCTGTTAAGGAATATGCCGACTCTGGGTATAAAATTGATACCACCGCCAAAAATATCAGCACCACTACCCGGGCCTATCAGGAACTGACTGGGGCAATGATTGAAAACGGGGCGACCCGTGATTCAGCGGAAGGCGCTATTACCGGACTGTACCAGCGCGCCAATGATGCGCTCAATGGCCGCGATGATCCTTTTAATGCGCTCCTGGCTCAGATGGGTGTCAAGATCAGCAAAACTAAGGAGGGAATGGCTGATGTTGTAAAGCTGATGGATGACCTGAATAAAGCCATGTTGAACCAATCGCCTGCCAGACAGGCTGTAATTGCTCAGGTTGGTCAGTTTTCACCTGACCTTTTGAGCTTTCTGCGACAAAGTACGGAACAGGTTCAACGGCTTAAAGATCAGGCGCAGCGAGACGGCCTGATTTTTTCTGATAAAGATGTACAGAACGCCCTCGCATTCCGCAACCAGGTCAATCAGATTTCGGCTTCGTGGGATGGCATGCTGATGAAATCTCAGGCATGGCTCGGGCAGAGTAGCTTCGTTAAAGAGCAGACTGATCAGATATCTGACCTCATGAAAAACGGTGACAAGTATTCGGTGGCACATTTTTTCAGTATGGGTGGAAATACCGATCAGGATTATGATTTGCTCAGAAGGGCATCAAAAGACGAAGAATTTAAGAAAACCCTGACTCTGCCTGAAAAGGCTCGAGTGAACATAGGTTATCTGGATGATGACCTAAAGAAAAAATTGCATGGCTGGTATGGACCGACCGATCAGGCCCATCAGCTTCAAAAAGATGTGCAAGCGATGTTTGCTCAGCCGCCATCTTCAGTCGTACCGCCATTATCGTTCAATCAACCCGGTAACAATAATGCCCGCGGGATCCGTAACAATAATCCGGGGAATTTACGGTCAGCGCCGAACGCGGTAGGAAACGATGGCAGTTTCCCTATTTTCAGTAACCCAAATGATGGCCTGGCAGCGATGAGCAGGCAGCTGCAGTTGTATGGTAGCAGAGGAAATGATACGCCTTATGGCATTATCCACACTTACGCACCGTCCACAGAAAACGATTCACAGGCCTATATTAACGCGGTGACTAAAGATACCGGCTTTGGCGCGCATGAGAAGCTTGATTTAAGCGATCCGGGAGTCCTTAAACGCCTTATGACCGCCATGATCCGCCAAGAAAATGGCAGTCAGCCCTACAGCGAAAGTGATATTGACAATGGCATCATCACATCGATGACTGATCCCCGCTGGAAAGTACCGCAAGGGTATTTAGGGAACTCTGAAATTAATCAGCCAGGCAGGGGGAATGAGCCAAATATTAACGCGCCTGCAGCAGGTTCGAATGGAATATCTGGTGGTGGAATTGACATGAAACAGCTTGCTGACGCTTTATCTAAATCATTGAAAGAAAATAAAAGCGAAATCGAGTTGACGCTGATTAATGAGCGAACCGGAGAGCGCAAAAAAGTCTCAGGTACGGGTGGAAAAGTTACCACCGCAATGTCGATGCCATAAATATCAACCTGACCCGCTTCGGCGGGTTTTTCCTTTCTGGAGGACAGGATGCCACTGTTACAAAATGCGCTGTCTTCGCTTTTGGGATTTTCAGGCGACAGTTGGAACTGGCAAGATCATATTCATCCGGCATCTTTTCGCGGGGTACCCTTTGCAATTATCGATGCGGAAGGAAATTTCGGGCGCCGGCAGGCGGTCCACGAATATCCATATCGTGACACTGCATGGATAGAAGATCTGGGGCGGGGGACGCGCCGCCTGACATTAAACGGTTTCATCATCCAATCCAGCCTTATTTACAGCGCCGCCGATGTTATGACCCAGCGGGACAGCCTTATTGCAGCCTGTGAAGCCAAAGGCCCGGCTACCCTTGTACACCCGACGCTTGGTGAGCTTACTGTCAGTATTCCTGATGGCGGCCTGAAGATAAGGGAAAGCAAAGACTCAGAGCGCGTTTTTGAATTTTCACTGACAGTTATTGAGTCAGGTCTGCGTGTTTTCGCGATAACCGGGGCAGCCTCCGCTGCCTCAACCGTTCAGACTTCCTGGCTGGCGCTGGCATCCAAATCAGCGGCCACATTTATTGCAGAGGTAAATTCTGATTTACGCACTGTGACGCAGGCAATAAAAACGCTCAAAAGCACTGTTTCATTCTGGACCGGAATGGTGACGAGAACGGCCAATGAAGCGACAAACCTCAGTAATACGCTGAAATCAACGTTCGGCAGCAGCCGGTATGGGCGTTACAACTCAGGTACAGTTGGCGGTAATGCATCTGGAGCGACAACGGCAACATCAGCTACGCCTGATACTGATAATTATGACCTTCTCGTTTCACAGAAAATGGCGGCATCAGTAGAAAATAGGGCAGAGGTCAAAGCTTTAACGTCCAGTCTTTTGGTATCAACCAGCGTATCCGCTTATGCCACAGGTGCACAGGATGTAATAAATGCCCTGCTGGAGAGTGAGGCAAAAGGGTTAGACCTAATTCGCATGCTTGAAACGCTTTCAGGTTTTGCTGATACGACTTACCGGCCAGATAGCAGCGATAGTGGTATTGCAATTTCTGCACAAATTTACCTGGTTACGCTGAGTGCAGGTGCTATGGCCTATGCAGCATCCATTTATGATCCGGTGAGTTATGAAGATGCCGCCGACCTCCTGCAGCGCGTGGTCTCTGTGATCGATACGGTTTCTCTGTCGGCGGCCGATGCTGGTTATGACCAGGTGTTTAGTGAGTTGTCCGTTCTGAAAACCACGATTAAAACAACCCTACAGGATAAAGGGGCACAACTGGCCAATGTTTCAACTGTAAGATTTAGTGCATCACTCCCTGCTTTAAATCTGGCTAACCGACTCTATCAGGATGCGAGCCGCACTGAAGGGCTGGTAAAGATGGGTGATCCTATTCATCCGGCATTTATGCCACTTTCCTTCAAGGCGCTTTCTTCATGAGTGATGACATGACATTGACTGTGGGGGATAAGGTAATTTCGGGGTGGGATTCTATTCGTATTACCCGAAGTATTGAGCGTTTCCCCAGTGATTTTGAACTGTCTTTAATGGATGAATACCCCGGCAGTGATGATAAACAACTGGTAAAAGAGGGTGATCCCTGCATCGTTAAAATCGGCCCTGACACTGTCATTACGGGATATATAGACCGCTGGGCCCCAATGATTTCTGCGTCGAGACACGAAGTCCGGGCGACAGGGCGCAGTAAGTGCGAGGATCTGGTGGATTGCTCTGCCAAGTGGAACAACAACGTGATCACCGGCGCGACCCCGCTTCAAATTGCCCAGCGCCTGGCGGCACCATATGGAATCACCGTGTCGAGTGATGTTGCCGGGATAGAAAATGTTCCGCAATTCACCCTGAACTGGGGCGAGAGTTCTCAGGAAATCATTGACCGAATTACCCGGTGGGCAGCACTTCTCTACTATGACCTGCCAGATGGCAGCCTCTATCTGACCCGAGTTGGTACGAAGAAGGCTGCCAGCGGCGTAGCGCAGGGAGTCAATATCGAGGCAGCAGCCTATGAAGCTTCGATGGACGAGAGGTTTTCCGAATACACCGGTGTATCAATGACGGTTAACCCGCTGGTTGATGACAGTGGCTATGGCGCCGTAACCAAAGCCACCGCAAATGATCCTGACGTTGCCAAAATGCGGTACCGCAACCGGATTATCATCGTTGAAAGTACCATGAACACCAAAGAGCTGGCTCAGCAGGCGATCGACTGGGAAATGAACCGTCGATACGGCCGCTCGAAGGTGCTGCAGGTGACCATTGATAGCTGGCGCGACAGCGCGGGCAAGTTGTGGGAACCCAATACGCTGATCCCGGTAAATATCCCCAAAATGGGCATCGATAATGCGCTGTGGCTGCTGGCTGAAGTTACGTTTATCAAAGATGACCAGGGGACCGTTGCGCAGATGGTACTGATGCCGCCGGCTGCTTTTTCAGTTCAGCCTTATCGTTTCTACAACGTAATTCAGGAGCTGAACAGATGACAGTGCTCAACACGGTTTACCGCCGGGCGATGATGATGCTCGGTGTGGGCAGCGTATCGCGGACTAATGACGACGGCGGGATCCAGAAAGTGCAATACCAGACGCCGCTGGAAGTGCGCAGCGACACGCCCCGCCTGATGGAGTTCGGCTTCTCCTCTTCATTGCCTGCTGATGCTGATGTGCTGATTGCCTACCTTTCCGGCGATCGTTCAAATGCCGTGGTGATTGCATCCGGGCACAAAGGTAGCCGAAAAACTGGCCTAAACCCGGGCGAAACAATCCTCTACAACCTGTGGGGCATGCATTTTAAATTGATGGAGGAAGGGATAGAAATAGACGCCAAAGGGAAGCCGGTCACCGTGATCAACTCAACGAAAGTGACTATTGTTGCCTCAGAAGAAATTTATGCTGATGCGCCGGTGCTGAAATGCGCCGGAGACATCATTGATAACGCCGGGAGCAATACCACCACGCTGAAAGACCTGCGCGAAACTTACAACAATCACGACCACGTTGTTAACAACGTGCAAAGCGGCAGTTCATCACCTACAAGCGAAAAACCCGGGGAGTTAGTTGAATGACGGACATCACAACACTCTGGAATGCTGAACAATCCGTTGGAGACTGGGCTGAAGTATCCGGCGATCTGCAGTCTGGCGATGACCTCGAGACGGCCATTTTAATCAGCCTCTTTACTGACCGGCTGGCGCGGGAAGATGACGAATACGATGGCGATAACCGCCGCGGGTGGTGGGGAGATCAGGATCAGGATTATCCAATCGGTTCTCGTCTCTGGCTATTGCGCCGACAGAAACTGACGTTAGCTGTTGCAAATAAAGCCCAGGACTTCGCCTCAGAGGCACTGAAATGGCTTGTCGATGATGGCGTCGTTGCCAGTATTACGCCAGTATCACAAATTGTTTATCCGAACCGCCTCAACCTATTTATAACCTATCAAAAACCAGGACAGGACGCTGTGTCGAAGCGTTATTTCTGGGTCTGGGAGTCTTAATAGATGCCATATAACCGGCCAACACTCAGCGAGCTACGGGCGCGTAATATCGCCGCGATTGAATCAGAATTAAAGGGAATAGGCACGCCGTTAAGATTTTCAAATCTGAACATCATCGGAACAGCGGATGCAGGGCTGGCTTATCTCCATTACGGCTATCTCGACTGGATAGCGAAGCAGTCAGTGCCATGGAGTGCGACGGATGAGAATCTTGCTGGATGGGCTGCGTTAAAAAGCGTGACACAAAAATCGGCCAACGCCGGGACAAATAACGCGACCATTTTCACGGGCACTGCTGGGGCAACTCTTCCGGCCGGTACCGTATTAAATCGGGGCGATGGTTATCAGTACACCACTGATGTAGAGGTTGAAATCGGTTCATTAGGCACTGCAACTGGTGCAATCACCGCAGTGCTTCCCGATCCCAATGACGACCCGACGGGCGGCGGAGATGCGGGGAATACTCCTGCTGGTACCCAGTTGACGCTTGATGTCAGCATTTCAGGCATCGATTCGACGGCAACAATTAGCACAGCCATTACCGACGGTGCTGATATCGAAACGGAAGATGCTTTCCGAACGCGTACACTGCTGGCCTATCAGAATACCCCGCAAGGTGGCAATGATGATGACTACGAGGGATGGGCGCTTGAAGTTGCCGGCGTGACGCGGGCATGGACTGCCCGGCGCCTAATGGGAGCCGGAACGGTTGGCATATACATCATGATCGATGGCACTGATGAATCAAATCACGGGTTTCCCGTCGGTATAGATGGTATTTCAGAGCTTGATGATTGGTCAGCAGTGAAAGCCACTGGAGATCAAGGGCGCGTTGCTGATTATATTTTTCCTCTTCAGCCCGTCACTGCACTGGTTTATGTATGTTCACCGATACAGAAAACAGTCAATTTTATTATTGACGGAATTTCTACGGCTGACAGCACAACGACGGCCGCGATCGATGCTGCGATTGATAGTGTATTTTTTGAGTCAGGAAATCCGACAGGCGGGAAAATTCTGCTTTCTGATCTGGTCATTGCGCTGAGTAACGTGAGTGGAACCAGCGGTTTTATTCTGACATCTCCATCGGCAAATATTATTACTGCGATTGGTGAACTTCCAGTTCGCGGGACGGTAACCTATACATGAGCCGACACTCTTTAGAGGACTATGCGTTAGCCCTGCAGGGATTATTTCCGACGGGATTAGTCTGGCCCCGTAAAACGGATAGCGTTCAATGGGCTGTTATGCGGGCGCTGGCAAATTCATATCAGCAAAGCGATGCTGCTGCAGAGAATTTATTGGTTGGGGCTTTCCCATCTACGGCAACTATCATGCTGACCGATTGGGAAAAGACACTGGGTCTGCCAGATGATTGCGCAATTGGAGAAAATGACAGTATTGCGATCCGCCAAAAATCTGTGGTTTCTAAACTTTTCAGCACGGGCGGCCAGTCAGCCTCATATTTTATCGGTGTAGCGAAGGCGATGGGGTATGACATCATTATCACTGTATATCGCCAGGCCAGAGCTGGAATGTCGGTTTGTGGCGATGCTCTTAATGGAGATGAATGGCCTTTCACATGGTTGGTTACCGCTCCCGAAACCAACATGACCTACGCCCAGGCTGGGCAGACTTATGCAGGTGACCCATTAAGATCTTGGGGAAATAAACGTCTGGAATGTAGGCTCACGGCTTTAGCTCCTTCACATACAATTCTAAAATTCGGTTATGCGGTTTTTGATTTTGAAAGTGAAGGTGTATACAGCATTGATGCGGGATTAACTACGCCTCTGGATATTGGCCTGACTAATCTTTGATTTAATTTAACGTAATTAATATCTACGCCATTTAATTATGGGGAATATCTAATGACCCAAAGATATAACACTGACAACCCAGTCCCTTCAAATGCAATGATGGATTTAAATGATAACGCCATTGTTTTTGACGAGTTCGTTAATAATACTTCTGGTAATACAGTTACAAGAAAAGGCGTTATTGTTCCAGTTTTGCAAGAGCAAGTTAAAACCCGCATTGATGGTCTAATGGAAGATGCTATTAATGCGGTATCATCTGCGCAAGATTCAGCATTATCCGCTCAGGCTTCAGCTGCTGATGCCCAAGCCATTGCTGATGGCGGTACAACATTCGCAACAACTGCAGAAGGCATTGCAGCAACAACCTCAGGGCAGTCTTTTAGAACCTATCAAGATGTAAACGGATTTGCATTGTTTAAGTATTACCAAAATGTAGATGGATTGGCAGTACTCAAGGGTTCACAGCCTGGCAATGAA